CTCACCTGCTCGTTTTAAAGTAGCAGCGTGTGGTAGACGTTTCGGAAAGAGTTACCTTGCAGCGTGGACGTTATTGATTAAAGGTCTAGAGTCACAAAGCAAGGATATATTCTATATAGCCCCAACCTTTCAACAGGCAAAAGACATTCTATGGGGACTGTTGAAAGATTTGGGTAGAGATGTGATAAAGTCTACTCACGAGAATACAGCTACAATAACCCTGATAAATGGTAGGAAGATATACCTGAAGGGTTCGGACAGACCAGATACACTACGAGGTGTAGGTCTGGCCTATGTAGTGATGGATGAGTATGCTTTTATGAAGCCCTCTGTCTTCGAACAGATCATCCGTCCTACCTTAGCTGACGTTAAAGGTGAAGCCCTATTTATCGGAACACCCGAAGGGCGTAATCACTTCTACGATATATACATAGCTGCACAGGACGACCCTGAGTGGGAAGCCTTTAGTTTTAACTCTACTGATAATCCACTGATAGACCCTAAAGAGATTGAAGTCGCTAGAAGGTCTATGTCTTCACAGGCATTCCGTCAGGAGTTTGAGGCTTCATTTGAATCCTTCTCAGGCGGTATCTTTAAAGATGAATGGTTTGAAACCTCAGTAGAACCAGACTACGGGCACTACATCATTGCAGTTGACCCTGCTGGCTTCGAACAATCTGTTAAAGATAGAGGTAAGTCTGGATCTAAGCTAGATGAAACTGCTATAGCAATAGTAAAAATCTGTGGTGATATATGGTGGGTAAAAGATATATTACACGGTAGGTGGAACATAAAGAAGACCGCAGAGAACATACTTAACTCTGCCATAGATAACGAAGCGTCTACAGTAGGTGTCGAGTCAGGGGCCCTGAAGAATGCAATCATGCCCTATCTAGAAGACCTAATGAGAATACAAGGTCGGTGGGTCGTAATCACTGATGTAACTCACGGTGGTAAGAAAAAGACTGACCGTATCACATGGGCCCTACAAGGCCGTATGGAACACAGAAAGATCAAGTTCAACAAAGACAGGGATTGGAGACACTTCGAAGATCAAATGATGTCTTTCCCCAGTACACAAGTACACGATGATCTGCTAGATGCTTTAGCATACATAGATCAAGTATCAGTAGCAGATTTCACCAACTCTATCGAAATAGAAGAGTGGGAACCACTAGATTTAGAAGCAGGATATTAAAATATGATTGAGCAAGAAGAAGACCAGTATCAAGGACTATCCTCTTGGCTAGGCGACCGTCTAGAAACATGGAAAAACCACCGTGACCAGAACTACCAAGATAAGTGGGATGAATACTATCGTCTTTGGCGTGGTATCTGGGCCTCTTCAGACAAGCTACGTGACTCTGAATCATCACGATTAATTAACCCTGCTCTACAACAGGCAGTAGAATCTACTGTATCTGAATTAGAAGAAGCTACCTTTGGTCGGGATAAGTGGTTCGACATACGAGATGATATTTTAGATGAAGACCCTACCGATGTAGCGTACCTACGTAAAGTTCTACAAGAAGACCTTGAGCGTGATGGGTGCAAATCAGCCATATGCGAAGTCTTCTTAAATGGTGCTATCTACGGTACGGGAATCGCTAAAGTTCTAGTAGAAGAGAAAATAGAGCGTGTGGTAGTCGAACAAGAGATAGAAGGTACTCTAGGATCTAAATCACGAGAAGTAGTCGAAGTAATTAGAATGGCAGTACCATTGGAAGCAGTATCTCCAAAAGAATTTATAATTGATCCTGCTGCCTTGTCTATAGATACAGCGTTAGGTGTAGCGCAGGAGGTTGTAAAACCCCGTTACCACGTTGTTAAAGGCATTGAAGCAGGAACTTATCGTGATGTACCACTAGGCCCATGCAACATAGGCATACACGACTTCGGGTTTGACCCAGAGAACCTAGCTGGTGCGGAAGACGACCGTGTTAAGATCACGGAATACTGGGGATTAGTCCCTAAGCGTTACTTATCTAAAGAAGAAGATAGCGGTGATGCGTTTGATTATGAAACAGACGAGCTAGTAGAGGCAGTAGTCACACTAGCTAATGACTCTGTAATACTTAGGGCAGAAGAAAACCCTTATCTTATGAAAGATCGTCCTTTTATTGCCTATCAGCATGATCGTGTGCCTAATAAGTTCTGGGGTCGTGGTGTATGTGAGAAGGGATACAACCCTCAGAAAGCATTAGATGCTGAATTAAGGGGTCGTATAGACGCTTTGGCCCTAACGACACACCCAATGATGGCAATGGACGCTACACGTATCCCTCGCGGCACTAAACTAGAGGTTAGGGCAGGTAAAACCATACTAACTAACGGTGATCCACGTACAATCATCCAACCATTCAATTTCGGACAGTTACAACAGCACACATTCCAAGAATCTGCTGAATTAGAGCGTATGATCCAAATGGCAACGGGTGCTATGGACTCAGCGACCAGTGTAGCAGGAAATGCCCGTAACGGAACTGCTTCTGGCATGTCTATGATGCAAGCAGCGTCTATTAAGCGTCAAAAGCGAACCCTAGCTAACTTTCAATCTGACTTTATGATCCCATTCATAGAGAAATCAGTACATCGAAAGATGCAGTTCGATGAAGAACGATACCCAGTATTAGACTACAAGTTTACCCCTTATTCTACTATGGGTATTATGGCTAAAGAGCTAGAAATGACACAGACTATTCAGTTGATGTCTATGCTACCTCCTGAGTCACAAGCGTTCAATATGCTATTACTGTCTGTATTTGAGAACTCTAGCCTAAATAACCGCGAAGAGATGATGCAAGCTGTAATGCAGATGATGCAGCCTAATCCAGAAGAACAAGAGATGCAACAGCAGCACATGCAGATGGAAATGGCAGCTAAACAAGCAGAAACACAGCTAACGGGTGCTAAAGTACAAGAGACTCTAGCCAGCGCATACAATAAGCAAGCTGATGCTGCTTCTAAGATTCCTAACGAGACTGATGCACAAGAACGTATCTTAGACTTACAGAAGAAAGCATTAGAACTACAGAGTAAGGCTATGGAAGTCTCTAACATAGAGTCTGAGATAGTACGTAACATCCCTGAGATGAAACATTTAGAATCAGAAACTATTCTCAACTTAGCTAAAGCTAGTCAAGCGGTACGTTAAATGAGAACAGATAAGCAATTCTTTGATGGACGGTACAAGTTATTTGAAACGGACGGCTGGAAGGATCTAGTTGAAGAACTAACCTTAATGTCTAAATCCATAGATAACGTATCATCCATTGACGATGAAAAGTCCCTCTACTTAGTTAAAGGGCAAGTGTCTATCTTAAACATGATTATCACGTTAGAAGATCAGACAAAACTCATCGACACGGACAACTCTATTCAGTAGAGCCTGTGTCATTTTATTAACTCCACAATCTATAATATTAGACGGAGAGTATTACTATGGTAAATAGCATTGTAGTTGATCCTATTGAGAATTTAGAAACTGTTGAAAATGAAGTTGGCGTTGACTTAATTGAAGCAGAAGTCCAAGAACCAGAAGCACAACCAGACTATGAAGTACCTAGTAAGTTTCAAGGTAAGTCAGTCGAAGATATTGTTAACTCCTATTCAGAACTCGAAAAAGAGCTAGGTAGGAAGGGACAAGAAATAGGTGAGCTACGTAAACTATCGGACGATTTTTTAAAGACTCAAATACAGGCCAATCAACAAAACAACACTGCGATTAAGGAAGAAGAACCTGATTTCTACGAAGACCCACAAGCGGCAATCCGAAGAGAAATAGACAATCATCCTAAAATAAAGGAAGCTGAACGATTTAACGAAGACAACCGTCAAAAGGCGGCTCAACGTGAACTCAGTCAGAAACACCCTGACGCTAAGGCTACTGTAGAGTCGCCAGAGTTTCAGGAATGGATTTCCCAGAGTAAGATTCGCCAGCGTCTGTTTAGAGATGCTAATGCCTACGACATGGATTCAGCAGAAGAACTGCTTTCTACTTGGAAAGAACGAAAGATGATTTCTAAGACACAGGAAGTAGAAGACTCTCAGAAACAATCGAAAGCAAAAGCACTTCAATCAGGCAAGGCTGAAAGTAGGTCTTCTGGGGACTCTGTTGGAGGTAAGAAAATTTACCGTAGATCAGACCTCGTACGTTTAAAAATGACAGACCCAGATCGCTATGAGTCACTTGGAAGTGAAATCTACCAAGCGTACTCAGAAGGTCGGGTTAAATAATATTATATACTGGAGTTAATTCACATGGCATTAGGTACAAATCACGTAACAGGCTCAACAGCCGCTTCATTCATCCCCGAATTATGGTCGGATGAAGTAATCGCTGGATACAAGAAGAATCTTGTACTAGCTAATCTAGTAACTCGCATGAGCCACGTAGGTAAGAAAGGTGATACCATTCACATTCCTTCCCCTAGTCGTGGTGCTGCAAACGCAAAAGCTGCAAGCACAGAAGTAGTATTGAACTCTCCTGCTACCGCAGATATTGCTGTTCTACTCAACAAGCACTATGAGTATTCAACTTTGATTGAAGATATCGTAGAGAAGCAAGCATTGTCCTCTCTTCGCCGTTTCTACACTGAAGACGCAGGGTACGCTCTCGCTACTCAAGTAGATACGGATCTCTTTGCTTTAGTATCTGCCTTAAACGGTGGTACTCAGTTAGGCGGTGACGGTGGTTCTTCTACTGCTGACATTACTGATGCTGGTATCCGTAAGTTTATGCTTGTCTTAGACAACAATGACGTTCCTATGACAGATCGCTCATTGGTAATCCCTCCTGTCGCTAAGAGTGATATGTTGGGAATTGCACGTTTCACTGAGCAAGCATTTATCGGTAGTGGTAGTGCAATCAAAACTGGCATGATGGGTAATGTATATGGCGTAGAAGTGTTTGTATCTTCTGCTTGTCCTACTGCAAGTACCAATCGTGTAGGTGTTATGCTACATAAAGATGCTTTGGTTCTAGCCGAGCAACAAGGCGTACGTTCACAAACTCAATACCAGCAGCAGTATCTTGGTGACTTGTTCACTGCGGATACTATCTACGGTGTTAAAGAGTTGCGTGATAACGCTGGTATCAGCTTTCTTTGCCCAACCACTTAATAAGTGCGAGGTGCATTGATTTTTCACAAGCTTAACTTAGTTAAGTAGTTGACATCAACAGAGGCCCTTACTACGGTGAGGGCTTCTACTTACTTACAGTATCTAGGAAATTATATGCCCATCTACTCTTATAAGTGCGAAGACAATCACGTAACAGATCACTTATGCCCAATATCAGACCGTAACAATGCAAAAGCATGTAAGGTTTGTAGAGCCGATGCTCATATGATTATCACCCCTGTTAAAGTATCTCTAGATCCAACTGATCCAGCCTTTGCTGGTACGTGGTTAACTTGGGAACGTAACAGGGCTAAACAAATGAAACAAGAACAACGAATACAGAAAAGCAGGGAGGGTTAACCTATCTTTGGATTTCCTATAGAAGCTATCACTATGATTCTAAGCGTCATAGGAGGTGCTGTGATGAAGATGTGGTCACAATCACAGAAAGATAAGGCTGACCAGCAAAAAGCTCTCATACAGCGATTCTCGGCCTCTGAGGATAGTGTAGAGTCTGCTAGGGCCTATCAGAACCCTAACGCCCAATGGATCAGACGTTTCTTAGTTGTATCCTTTATGGCTATGGCAGCTTTTATCTTAATAGCTCCCATACTAGACCTTCCAACTGTAGTTCCTGTTGAAGTAACGAGTGGATTTAAATTTCTATTCCTTGACTTCACAAATACAGTTACTGAGTGGAAAACATTAAAAGGCATGGTTACTCCTGAGTGGCTCCCTCATGCAATTATGGCTGTCGTAGGTATGTATTTTGGTCAGTCCATAGTTTCACGTAAATAAATTTAAACACATATAAGGTAAACAATCATGGGACTAGATAGGGGTTTAAATTCTTCATCGACTAATCCATTAGGAATTGATGATGATGATTACACAGCAACAACGAGGGGGGCACAAGGGCCGAAAGGTGACGATGGGGCCTCTACTCAAGACTACATAGATAAGTACAATACAGTAGTTACTAGCGCAGCCGCAGCAGCAACCAGTGCGACTAATTCAGCTAGTTCTAACTCTCAATCCGCAGCACAAGCGTCTACAGCCACTACTCAAGCAGGGATCTCTACCACTAAAGCTGGTGAGGCTGCTACAAGTGCAACTAACTCAGCCAACAGTGCTACAGCCTCAGCCTCTAGCGCGTCTACAGCCTCGACTCAAGCCAGTAATGCAAGCACAAGCGCGTCTACGGCTACTACTCAAGCGAGTAACGCAAGCACAAGCGCATCAACAGCTACAACTAAGGCAAGTGAAGCG